CATCAAACTCTACAACGGGGCGACGCAGACGGCCGACTGGACCAAGACGGGGACGGTCAAAATCGGCTCGGACGTGTCGGCGGCGGACACGACCGCGCTGGCGGTCTTCTCGACGGCCCCCAGCCCGAACTACAACGGTGAGACTCTGGTAGCGGGTTCGATCCTGCTCGGGTCCAACTCGTCGGGGAAGGCCAACCTGCTCTGGGAACCGACGGGCGGCTCGGCGGGGAAGCTACGGCTGCGGGTCGGGACGACGGACAAGATCGTGGCCGACACCGGCGGGAACCTCTCGCTGGAGGGGCTGCTGACGCTGGGAACGGCGGGGGAGGTGCGCCAAGGGACCGGCACACTCGGTTCGAACTTCACCGGGCTGCGGGTTTGGCGCACCGCGGGCGTCGGTCAGATTGGCGGGTATAACGCCAATACGCTCCAGTGGTACGCCGACACCGACGGCAAGCTCTACGCGGGCGGCGGCAACGTGCAGGTGTCGGCGGTTGGGGTGCTGATCAAGTCGAACGCGGGATTGCTCGCCTGGACGGACAGCAGCCTCAAGTGGCACAGCCACATTGTGAATGACCCGGGCCTTAGCGTCTCGAGTATCAACAACTTCACGATCGATAGCAACTTCGACGCCGCCTCCGGGGGGACGAACACGCCGGTGCTGGCGACCGGGCGGATAACCTTGCGTGCCTTCTCGACCGGCGCGGGCAACAACCGGGCGGCGTTCCTCTACGTGCAGAGCGACGGTACGGATGGTTGGCAGACGCTCTCGCAGCAGGGCGGACTCGCTTACCGGGGGCTTTTGATCAAGGCGAGTGCGCTGACGGGCGACAAGCCGACCAGCGGGTACCTGCTCGACGTTCAGGGCGACGTGAATTCGAGTGGCTGGGTCAACGCGGCATCCGGGTTCAAGATCAACGGCACCAGCCTCCTCGCGACGGCCAATACCTGGACTGCGATTCAGACCGTCGAGAACGAAACCCGCTTCCGGAACAACGGCAGCGTCACCGCCTATGGTCGGACGGCGCAGTATATCGACGGCGCGCTGCACCTGACCGCGAACGTCCGGTTTGACGGCTCCAACTGGCAGGCAGACACCACCGGCTCGGCCAGCTACCTGCTGACGATCAACACGAGCAATATCTTCGCCCGCTACGCCACCGGCTCGAACCCGCGCACCCTCTCGACGCTCTGGAACAGTTCGGCGTCCGGCTTCCGGATCGGCGATGGCACGGCCGCCGGGCAATTGCTGGAGGTAGTCGGGGGCAAGACGGCGCTCTACGGCAATAGCGCGACGAATGTGCTGGCGCTGGGCTACAGCGCCAGCGCGGGGGTGGCGTGGTTAGGGGCCAGCAACAGCGCGACGCCGGACATCTATCTGCTGAACAACAGCCTCCAGCAGATCGCGGCGTTCACCAATGCGCGTGACAGCGTGGTCGCGGTCGCGAGCCTGGGGACGGGCGCGACCAGTGGGTTCACGTTCATCGCGGCTTTGGCGGGCGCGCCGAGTGGGACGCCGACCAACTACGCCAGCGGCACGCTGACGCCGATCACCTACGACAAGACGAACAAGAAGCTGTACGTCTACGACTTCCCGACCAGCAGTTGGAAGGGCGTCACGGTCACTTAAGGAGAGCACGACGGATGGCTGTCTCACGACGCGCGTTCCTGCGCGGACTGGCGGTGGCGCCGGTCGGCGCGGCCGAGGCGGCGGCGGCCAGCGTGCCGGTCGCCGCGCCCCCGCCCGACGCCGTTCAGGTCGCGGCTGATACGGGCGGCGGCTACGGGTTGGCGCCGTACGGCGGCACGATCCGCCCGGGGGCGCTGCACCTGCACCGGAAGCGGGCCGACCAGAACGAGCTGCTGGAGGCGATCGCGCGGATCGCGGTCCCGCCCGACGGGTGGCAACGCGATTCGAGGACGTACGTCTCCAGCGCGTCGCCGACTGGCGACGACTTCGACTATTTCGACGACGCAGAGGAGGATCCACCCCATGTCCCAGAGTGAGGCGACGTCGGCCACGGGCGCGCCGGCGTCGCTGATCCCACCGTATCCCGACGACCTGCTGACGGCGCCGCCCAGCGCCGACGAGCAGGCCGATCCCGAGCTGCGCGGACTGGGCGGCGGCCCGATCACGGCTGACGACAAGCTGGCGGCGCTGGGCGACGAGTTCGCCAACGCGGTCGCGCTGTTCCGGCGCGTCGACCGGTTCGCCGGCGAGAAGTGGCGCGTCGTGGTCCGGCTCAAGCGCGAGAACCGCTGGCTGCGTGGGCAACTGGAGTCGGCTCTGCGGCGCGTGACCGAACTGGAGGCGGCGCTCGCGGCCGCGGGGCGTCCGGTCGTGCTGGCCCCGACGCCCGCGGCCGAGCTGGAGGCGATCGAGGCGGCCGAGGCGGCGCCGACGCCGCTGGCGCGGCGCAACGGTCGCGCCTAACTTGGTACTGTTGCGGCGCGACAAAATATGCTAGCGTTAGTCACTAGCAATACGGCAGAGAGGAGGGCGGGCGATGGTGAAGCGTCGGCGCGGCGCGACCGAAGACACGATGCCGGAGCTCCAGGTGCGGCCGCATGGGCCTGACCTGGTGGCCGAGGGGTCGGAACGGCCGGACCCGCCGGACGGCCCGATCCTGCCGGATCCGGGGTGGCGTGATCTAGAGCCACGCCAGCAGGCGTTCCTGACGCACTTCCTGCGGGTCGGCACGATCCGGGGGGCGTCGCTGGCGTCGGGGGTGGCGCGCAGCACCCACCACTGGTGGATCGAGCGCGACACCACCTACGCGGTGGCGTTTGGGCAGGCGCGCGACGCGCTGGTCGAGACGCTGGAGGCGGAGGCGGTGCGGCGCGCGCGCGATGGCTGGGTCGAGCCGGTCTTCCACCAGGGCGCGCAGGTGGGGAGCGTCCGCAAGTACAGCGATACGCTCATCATCTTCCTGCTGAAGGCGAACCGTCCAGACAAGTACCGCGACAACGTCACGGTTATCAAGCTGGGCGACGTCAACCTCAAGAGCCTGACCGACGATCAGCTGCGGGTGCTGCGCAATGCCGGCGACTAGCGCGGGTCCGCGCGTGCCCGTCCCGACGCTGGCTCTGCGCGCCGCGGCCGAGCTGGAGCTGCGGGAGCGCGCGCGCGCCGGCGTGGCCGTGCCGGAGGCCCGAGCCCTGGAAGGCGACTGGGAAGCGTGGCTGCGGGCGCTGTTCGCGCCGTACGTGAGCGACACGGCGGGGCGGCCGATCCCGTTCGTGCAGCGCCACCGTGATCTGTGGGATTGGGCCTGGGCGCTGCGGCGGGGCGAGCGCCGCCCGCCGTTCGTGGCGGTGTGGCCGCGCGGGTCGGGCAAGTCGACGTCGGTCGAGCTGGCGCTGGCCGCGATCGCGGCGCGCCGCACCCGTCGTTACGCGTTGTACTGCTGCCGCACGCAAGACCAGGCCGACGACCACGTCCAGAACGTGGCGGGGCTGCTGGAGTCGAGCCGGTTCGGCGCTGCCTACCCCGCGGTGGCGGATCGGCTGGTCGGCAAGTACGGCCACAGCAAGGGGTGGCGACGCAACCGCGTGCGGACCAGTTCGGGGTTCACGGTGGACGGGCTCGGCCTGGACGTGGCGGTGCGGGGTGTCAAGCTCGACGAGATGCGTCCCGACCTGATTGTGCTCGACGACGTTGATGACACGCTCGACAGCGAGCGGTTGATCGAGCGCAACGTCGCGGTTATCACGCGCCGACTGCTGCCGGCCGGCTCGACCGACTGCTCGGTGCTGGCCGTGCAGAACCTCGTGCACCCGGACGGCGTGTTCGCGCAGGTCGTGGACGGGCGCGCGGACTTCCTGAAGGAGCGGATCCTGTCGGGGCCGTTCCCGGCGATTGAGGGGCTGGCGACGGAGCAGGGACCGGACGGGCGGTTCCGGATCGTGGCGGGCACGCCGACGTGGGAGGGGCAGGACCTGGCGCGGTGCCAGTCTCTGATCGACGACATCGGGTTGTCGGCGTTCCGGCGCGAGTGCCAGCACGAAGTCGAGGCGCCGTCGGGCGGGATGTTCGACCACTTGGTGTACCGGCGGTGCCGGCACGACGAGGTACCGCCGCTCCGGCGCGTCACGGTCTGGGTCGACCCGGCGATTAGCTACACCGACGAGAGCGACGCGTGCGGCGTGCAGGTCGACGGACTGGCCGACGACGGCACCATCTACCGATTGTTCAGCTGGGAGCAGCGCGCGACGCCGCAGGCCGCCATGCAGGTCGCGATCCACCGGGCCATCGAATATGGCGCGCGGAGCGTGGGCGTCGAGACCGATCAAGGCGGCGACACGTGGCGCGACACCTACCGGGTGGCGCTCGACGTGCTGGAGGCCGAGAAGCGCCGGACCCACGCGCTGGCGCAGGAGCACTACCCGGCGCAGGAGCGGACGGCGTACGAGCCGCCGCGCTGGCCGAAGTTCGAGAGCGCGAAGGCGGGCGCGATCGGCAGCAAGGAGCACCGGGCGAGCCTGATGTTGGCCGACTACGAGAAAGGGCGGATCGTCCATGTGACCGGCACGACGCACCTGCTCGAAGAGGGGCTGCGGCGGTTTCCGCGCAGCAAGCCCTTCGACTTGGTCGACGCGGCGTTCTGGAGTTGGCACGCGCTGCGCACCGCTCGGGCGCCGCGTGTCTGGAGCGTGGACGACGACGACTAGGAGGCGGAGGCGGTGATCCAGTGGCTGCGGCGCGTGCTGGGCAAGGCGGCGGCGACGCCGGCCGGCGCGGTCGTGCGCGAGCTGCCGTTCCAGCCGGGCTGGCAGAAGGCGCCCGTCATGGACGTCTCGTTCGGCAACCTGAGTCAGGAGGGGTACCGCCGGAACTCGGCCGTCTTCAGCTGCGTGCGCGTCCACGCGCGCAACTTCCCCGAGCCGCCGCTGATCGTCAAACAGCGGAGCGGCCGAGGCTGGGAGCTCGTCGCCGATCACCCGGCGGCGTTGCTCTGCGACAACCCGAACCCACGGATGGGGCAGGCCGATTTCTGGGGATTTGTTATCACCTGGCAGGCGATCGGCGGCAACTGCTACATCTGGAAGGCGCGCAACCGGGCGGGCGAGGTCGTCGAGCTGTGGCCGCTGCACGACGGGCAGGTCAAGCCCGCGCTGCACCCCACGGAGTGGATCAGCGGCTACGTGCTCGACGA